ACTAAGTTTACCGGAATGACACTTCCAGGTGGTGTTCAGTTTAACGGCGATCGAATTCTGAGTGACGCTGAACGTGAAATTGAAAAGATGGAAGCCGAAATGCTTTCATCCTACAGCTTGCCTGTTACTGACATGATCGGATAGTAGGACCACTTTTTATAAATAGAAGTAAACGGAATTAATCATGCCAAGTGTCTATTTTAACAACTTTAATAGTTATGCAGAACAAGATCTCATTGAATCACTAATCAATGAGAGCATGTCGATTTATGGACACACGGTTTATTATCTTCCAAGACTTCTAATCAAAAAAGACAATGTCTATGGTGAAGATACGCTATCTGAATACAATAAAGCGTATGAGTTTGATGTCTACATTAAGTCATATGATTCATATGAAGGTGATGGAACTTTCCTTTCTAAGTTCAATCTAGAAATTAGAGATTCAGTTACATTTACAATTGCTAGACGAACATTTAGTAAAGAACTCACCACACTTGAACCAGATATTCAAAGACCACGTGAAGGTGATCTTATCTATTCAACAATGATGAAGCGTATCTTTGTCATCAAGTATGTAAATCAGACTGCTATTTTCTATCAGATGGGTAGCCTACAAATCTGGGATGTTGCATGTGATGTTTGGGAATATTCAGATGAGCGCTTTAATACTGGTGTTCCTGAAATTGACGCAATTGAAACTACATACTCTGTAGATCACGTCACTGACGATACTCAGTATAAAGACATTCTAGGTCCATTTGAGAATAACACTGACATTAAACAAGAAAGTACTGGAATGATTGACTGGTCAGATATTGATCCTTTTAGTGGAGGACAGATTTCATAATGTTTGGAATCACATTCGGCCATAATACTTTACGCAAGTATGTCATTTATTTTGGCACTCTCTTTAACGATATTTCACTAAATCGTTATGACGCAAATGGCGCGTTAATCCAGACAAGTAAAGTACCTCTCAACTATGGTCCTAGAGATAAGTTTCTAGCTAGACTTGAGGGTAACCCAGATCTGAATAGACAAGTTGCAATTCAGTTACCTCGTATGACTTTTGAGATGACTGGTCTCTATTATGATGCAACACGTAAATTGCCAACACTAACTAAGATTTCAATACAAGATCCTAATAATCCATTAGGTAAAGCATTCCAGTATGTTCCTGTCCCATACAACATTGACTTTACACTCTCTATTATGGTCAAGAATGTAATGGATGGTACTTATATTGTCGAACAGATTCTGCCTTATTTCACTCCAGTGTGGCAATCTACACTTAACTTGAATCCAGATCTGAATGGTAAGTACGACGTACCTATCACATTAGACAATATCACACACCAAGACACATATGAAGGTTCGTTTACCGAGCGTAGAGCAATTATTTGGACACTCAACTTCACAATGAAGGGTTGGCTATTCGGACCTACAAGTTCTACACTGTCTGGTATTATTAAGAATATCGATCTGAACTTTAACGATGGTGATTTTGGAACTGTTACAACTCCTTCAGAAGTCATCAACATTACACCAGGTCAGACTGCAAATGGTGATCCTATTTCTGAACCACCTAAACTTTATACTTATGGTATTTCCGCTCCAAATACTAATTTTTATATCACAGAACGACTTTCATCAATTGCAAATACAAATGACTTTGCTTATATTAAAACTGCAAACTCGTCATTTATTACTGCATATGATGTCGGTGGTAATCTAGTAGTCGGATCTACCGTCACTGGTTCTATTTCAGGACTTGAAGCTACTATTACCTCAGTTGATACCAACCCACCTCAATCTATTCCTGCTAATAATGTAGTTGAAAATAGCAATTGGGGCTTTATTGTTGACCTTATTGAGAACACATAATGAGTAAAAAATTAGAAAACACTCTTGGTCTTTCACCACTTCCGATGTTGGCAAACGAAAAGGATTATTTACCTGAAGTTGCTAAAGACCAACAAGCCGATCACGATGTTGAACAAGTTAGAGACAATCTCTATAATGCTGTTGATACTGCCAAACAAGCATTGGAAGATATGATTCTAATTGCTCAACAATCACAACATCCAAAAGCATATGAAACTGTAAATTCTCTTTTAAAGACATATGCAGATATTAGTATGGGCATTGCTGATCTGCATATGAAGAAACAACGAATTTCTGGTAAACAAAAAACTGAAGAAGCAGGACCTAACGTCACAAACAATCTTTTTGTTGGAAGTACTGCTGAACTTGCTAAAATGATTGAAGACTTGAGAAATAAGTAATGTCTGAATATGAAATTGATAAGGGTTATAATGGTAACCCTCTTTTAAAGAAGTCAAGAAAAGCGATATCTTGGACACCCGAGATGCTTGCAGAATATCTCAAATGTGCTGAAGACCCTATCTATTTTGCTGAAAAGTACATTCAGATTGTCCACGTCGACCGCGGACTTATTCCTATTTCTCTTTATGATTACCAAAAAGAAATTATAGTAAAGATCACAAAGAATAGACGTGTAGCCGTTTGTACTTCTAGACAGGCAGGTAAAACCACTACTGCGGCTGCGGTTATTCTTCATTACATTCTTTTTAATAGTCACAAAACCGTAGGACTGTTAGCGAATAAAGGTGATGCGGCTAGAGAAATTCTTGATCGTATTAAAATTTCATATGAAGGTCTACCTGCTTGGCTTCAACAAGGTGTAGTCTATTGGAATAAGGGTTCAATCGAACTCGAGAACGGCTGTAAAGTTATTGCTGCTGCTACATCATCCTCGGCAATTCGTGGTAAGTCTATCTCACTTCTATACATAGACGAAACTGCATTCGTTGAGAACTGGGATGAATTCTTCGCTTCAGTTTTCCCAACAATTTCATCCGGTGAAACTACCAAGATTCTTTTCACTTCTACACCAAATGGACTCAACCATTTCTATAAGACTTGTATGGGTGCTAAAGAAGGTACTAATGGTTATCAATATGTGGAGGTTCCTTGGCAGCGTGTTCCTGGACGAGGAGATGAATGGCAGCGTGAAACACTTGCAGCTATGGATTTTGACCATGAGAAGTTTGCCCAGGAATTCTGTTGTCAGTTTCTAGGTTCATCTGGTACACTTATTTCTGGTGCAGTTTTAAAAACACTTGTGTCAAAACCAGCACTGATATCAAGAGATGGACTAAACATCTATGAAGAAAAACAAGATAAGCGCCAGTATGTTATTGTATGCGACGTATCAAGAGGTAAAGGTCTTGACTATTCAGCATTCCAGGTGATCGACATCACACAGATGCCATATAATCAAGTATGCACATACAAGAATAATATGGTAACTCCATTAGATTATGCTGGTACTATTCACCAAATATCCAAACTTTATAATAATGCTTCAATTCTAGTTGAAATAAACGACACTGGTGGTCAGGTTGCAGACGCACTTTATTTCGACTATGAAAGTGAAAATGTAATTCAAACAGAAAATGCTGGTGCTAGAGGCAAACGAATCTCCGCAGGATTTTCTAAAACTGCAACTTCTGATCGTGGTGTTAGAACTACTAAAACAGTAAAAGCAATCGGTTGTTCAATGCTTAAACTGCTTATTGAGCAAAGACAGTTGATCATTAATGACCATGATACTATTTTTGAATTGTCAAGATTCTCTAAAAAGGGAACTTCATACGAAGCCGAACCAGGATGTAATGATGACTTGGTGATGGGACTAGTTTTATTTGGATGGATGTCCGATCAGCAATACTTTAAAGATTTAACTGATATTAATACTCTTATGAAACTAAGAGATAAAACAGATGAAGAATTAGAACGAGATCTATTACCATCAGGTTTTATTGTAGATGGTCAACCTGATGATGAAATCATTGATTTGGTGCAGAATCCAAACTCTGAGTTCATGTTTTTCTAATCTCCATTTTTTATAAATAAGCAATAAGTTTAAAATAATAACAAAACTCTTCAAAGGAGATTTAAATGGCCGTGCAAAATTTTGGATCGGGTGGAGGTGGATTTCAACTTAGCCCAGGTATTAATGTTTCTGAAATCGATCTTACAACTGTAGTCCCTTCAGTAGATACAACTTCAGGTGCTATTGCGGGTGTATTTCGTTGGGGTCCTGTTGGCCAACGAATTCTCGTAACTTCAGAAAATGATCTAGCTAACAAGTTTGGTAAGCCAACAAATATCAACCCAGAAACTTGGTTTACTGCTGCATCATTCCTATCATATTCAAGCTCACTTTATGTAAGTAGAGCATCAACTGCTAACCAGTTTTCAGCTATTGCAACAAGCAATACAGCAGTCACAAATGCAAGTACTGCATACACAATTCTAAATACTGATGACTATGCAGTTAAATCAGCATCATTCACATCGAATGCGCCAAACTATATTGCACGTTATGTCGGTGATCTTGGTAATACTCTTAAGATTTCTGTTTGTGGAAGTGCAAATCAATATAGTTCAACATTTGATCTTAAGGCTCAGTCAAATACAACAAGCAATAACACTGCATTGGCAATTACTGTAGGTTCAAATCAGGGTGTTGTGACACTAGATTATGGTGCACTTGCTGCTAACGTTGCTGCTGCTACTGCTATTTCAAACCTTATCTATTCTGGTGATTACATCAAGGTAGGAAATTCCGCAACTATCGGAACTCAATATCTTAAGGTTATTTCAACATCGTCACCAAGCACTGTAGGTAATACTGTATCATTTGCTCTTACATTTGATCAGCCACTTAAGCTTTCAACAAGCATCAGTACTTCTTCAGTCTCACGCTATTGGGAATACTACAATCAGGTTGATGCCGCTCCAGGCATGTCCACATACGTTTCAGTAAACGGAAATACAGCACTTCAACTAGCGAATCCTTTAGCTCAGAATGATGAAGTTCACGTTGTAGTTGTTGACGAA